TACATAAATTAATGAAGAGAGAGATTTGAATATGCCTAGTAACTACTTCGGTCTGAGAAAAAACCCTGAGTTCACCAACTTCCGCAACTACGTTCTGTCGTTCTATGCGTATGACGGTCTTTACCCTGTAGAGGGTCTGAACGTTGAGATTGTTGAACGTGCTATCGTTAAGTACATCGAAATCTGTTCTAGTCCTACTCATCATGAGTCTTGGGGTCATGGTGACTCTCTTGACCGTGAACGTGTCCGTGATCTGATTATCGATCACAGTTCTTCTAAATTGAAAGTAAAGGAGTCCGTGTAATGAAAGCAATCACTTATATTTCTGATCCAAGCCATTCGTACCTGAAGGTTGATGTACGCACTGTAGAGAACCTAGGGTTCATGAACAAGATCTCTGAGTACTCGTTCTTCAACAACCACTACGTATGGTTAGAGTGCGACTGTGATGCTCAGTTATACTTTGATGCGTTAGATGACCGTGGTCTGGCAGAACCGACTATCTACATGGAAACTCTTAATGAACAGGCACCGTTTAGATTGTATCCACGGTTCTCTGCGAAGGCTGCTTAAAATTAATTCACTTATTTTCATAATAAGTATTGACAAGTAATCAAAACAAGTGTATAATGACTGTATAAATTAATGAAAAGAGAAACTATATTATGTCTATGAATGATGTGCTTCAAATTGAAACTTCCGCGACAGTTGGTAAATGCCCTTGGGGTATCGGTACCGAGGTCTCTAACGATCTAACTCCTATCCAGATGATGCAGAAAGCCGGTGTCGATTGGTCGGTTGAAAAGATTCCTACTTACGCTCGACACAACAATGTTGAAGTACCTACAGGTATGGAAGCACTCGTGCGGTCTAGTGATAGCAAAATCCTCACTCAAGTGGGCGGTAACTGGAACCCAGTTCAGAACGAACAGGCATTCGAATTCTTCAACGATTACTGCTCTGCCGGTGATATGGAAATGAGTTCTGCTGGTTCTTTGAAGGACGGTAAGATGGTCTACGCAATGGCGAAGGTCAAAGAGTCGTTCGATATCCTTGGTGGTGATCAGGTTGATTCATACCTTTTATTCTCTAACCCACATGAGTACGGTAAGTCAATCGATGTTCGATTCACTCCGGTTCGTGTAACTTGCATGAACAGTCTGTCACTTGCACTGAAGGGTACTTCGGTCAACTCAACTAAGATTAACCACCGTAAGGCATTTGATGCTGAACAGGTTAAGGTCACTATGGGTCTTGCCCACGAGAAGTTTGACCAATACAAAGAGATGGCACAGTTGTTGTCCAAGCGACAGTTCACTGCTGACACTCTGATTCAGTACTACAACTCTCTGTTCCCTTCACAGTCACCTAAAGAAGAAGTGCGTGGTTACAAAGATCTCGCACCTAACGCAAAGAAAGCATACGAGTTGTTGGAGACACAACCGGGTGCTGAGTTTGGTCGTGGTTCATGGTGGCAAGCATTCAACTCTGTTACTTACTTAACTGACCACCAGTTGGGTCGTACTGCTGACAGTCGAATGACTTCTGCATGGTACGGTGCAAACCAAGTCAAGAAGAAGAAGGCTGCGGAACTCGCAGTAGAGATGGCGGTGGCAGCATGAAGAACCGATTTGATCTAGAACAAGAAATCATGGGATGTTGGGGAATCACGGATGACCTCCAACAACTACTAGAACTCATTGACGATGGATATTATCCATCATTATCCCCTACCGACACCGATGGACTTGCAAACATTGTGATGGGACTGAAGAATGTCTACCAAATGAAGTTTGAGAAGATGTTCAATACCTTCGGTCAATGTATACCTCAACTGAAAGATTCTATCGAAGATGATGAGGATTTAGGAGTGCCTTGGGAAGTCGATGAACCTCAAATGAGTTTACGACTAAATGATGTCACCCCTGCCGAATGGGATAGTGTGAGATAAATCTCTCCTTAGACCCCCTCTTGTTTATAAATAAGTTATAGACAAGGGGGAGAGTCTAATGACCAAGTTTCACACAGTGGCAATAACTGCATTGCTGTGCTCGTTACTTTGGATTGGTGGCACAGCACTTTTAATTAATGAATATATAAAAGTAGTACAAACTAAAGAGTTCCAGATAAAAATGAAAGACTGGGACATTATCAACAACAACAAGATAATTAAAACATATGATGATACACTAAAGGATTTAATTTTTAGATGTCAAGCTCGTGATGAGATTCGAATCGGAAATAAAATCTACGTGTGTTTTGAAATTGATAAGGTGTAAATAATGATTACGTTTCGTAAAGAAGTCTTTGAAGTATTCGAGGAATATAAAAAAGCAGATTCTCGAAAAGAACGATTAGATGTTTTGAAAAAATATGAAGATAACTGGGCGTTCAAAGATATCCTACGTGGATCCTTCGATGATGCTTTGGTGTTCAATCTACCATCTGGGCGCCCTCCTTTCACTCCGAACAAACCGGAGTCAATCCCCTCTAGCCTGTTAAAACAGCATAAAGAATTTGGATTATACATCCAAGGTGGGAAAGGTGATAACCTTACCCAGTTCAGAAGAGAGAATAAATTTATTCAGTTACTAGAATCCGTTCATCCGGAGGATGCTGAATATATTTTGAAAATGGTGGCAAAGAAACCACCTTGTCGTTACATAACCAAGAAAATAGTACAGGAGGCATTTCCAAATCTTATAACAGAATAATCTTTTCGACACTAACTAACTTCTAAGGAGAATCCTATGTCGAGTCAAGAACAGCAGTTGAACCAAAATATTAACGAACTACAACAGTTCGTGCATGATACCAGACGACAATCAATATATTCCCAAGGTAATCGAAATTATCGAACGGAAACACTTAGTCAGTATTATAATATACTGAATGCGTCTACTCAACAACTTTCTCGATAAGGGGGTGATTATCTCTTCAGAAGCGTGTGTGAGACTTCTGTCGTAGTGATTGAAAATAATTTGGAATGGACTTATAATGCCACAGTATGATTTTAAAAACAAAGAAACCGGAGAGGTCAAGGAATTGTCTCTCCGGATTTCTGAATATGACCAATGGATTATCGATAATCCAGAGTGGGTAAGGTACTTCCCTGCATCTTCTGCACCTAAGATAGTATCTGGTGTTAAGTCAACAATGAGGCTTGCTGGTAAAGAGTGGGAAAATAAACTGACCGCAATCAAAAAGAATGCGGGGAAACAAAGCACAATAAAGGTTTAGTAGTATGAGGTTTTTTAGTTGGTTGAAGTCAGGACCGTCTTCAGCGGAACCCGTGGGTGATCCAGATCCGGATCAAGTCACGGTTGCGAATGCATACAAAACTAGGTGGGTATGGTACCACACTATTCTTGCGATAGAAATCTTAATGACCAACATTCTACTAGCATCTATCTTGGTGGTACTTGCTATCAAGTTATGATAGAACTGATACGTAAATTGTGGTGTAAACCTAAAGTGAAAAATGTTATGAATCGTGAAGCAGTATTTCAACAACTCAAAATCGACGAAGGGGTCGTATATGAGATTTACCTCGACCACCTCAACTACCCAACATTTGGTGTCGGTCACCTCATCAAGGAGAGTGATGGAGAGTTCGGAAGTAAGGTCGGAACTAAGATATCCCCCGAAAGAGTTGCAGAGGCATTTGAACAAGACCTCGACATCGCAATCTCAGAGTGTGTCGTACTATACGGAGAAGGGTTTACTTGTCTACCAGACGAAGTCCAGCAAATCTTGGTTAACATGATGTTCAACCTAGGTAGGCCGAGACTAAGTAAGTTCAAGAAGATGAATTCCGCCATTGAGAAAGGTGATTGGAAGACCGCTGCTGAAGAGGGCAGAGATTCTCGTTGGTATCATCAGGTGGGTTTCCGTTCCGCACGTTTAATGAGAAGGCTTGAGAATGTCAAATAATGTAATATTCCAATATATGATCGTGAGTGATGCGGTAGATGCTCGCGGCGGTATCAAAGGGTGGGACGGTTCTCGTTCTTCCCTCTATAAAGAAGTGGCAGATATTTCACGCACTTCATTCGAAGACTACGCAAAGAAGATTGGTGCCGAACACGTCTACTCCGATGAACGTGTTGCGACCAAAGGTCACGGATGTTCTACCTCACTACTGCACGAATGTGCACGTGTATGGTTAGACCCTATGTTCGACCAGTACGACAACCTACTATTCGTAGACACAGACATCGTGGTCAACACCGAAGAGAATATCTTTGATCAGATGGAATCCGGTGCCGATGTCTACGGTGTCCTAGAGTCAGACTTCGTTACCTCCAATGGTGGTGGATACAACTCTTGGGACTATAAGGAAGACAACTACCGTGACTTCGTTCGTAAGTTCGACTTACATGACTGTCCTATCGTCCCTGTAATGCCACCTAACCGTCCATCTAAACTAACCATTATGAATACAGGTGTAGTTCTGTGGTCCAAGGAAGCACGTCTACGTGCACGTGAACTGTTCATGAACTGGGAAGACTGGTGTTACACTGGTGACTTCCATATGTCTATCATGAACGACCAACCATACATCTCTGCACAGTTGATGAAACATGAGTTTGATGTAGAGACTATCGATACGACTTGGAACGACTCACCCCACTATGCGACCGAACAAGAGTTCTTTGATAATGCAAAGTTCTGTCACTACACTGGTGGTGAGTGGAAAGTCGATATGGTACAGCACTGGAAGGATCGTAAGTTCAAAACCACACCTTGGCAAAGGTCGATGATACCATGACATGTAAGGAAAATGTATTATCTATTATACAAGAAGAATATCTTAACTGTATGGAAGAGATGTCTTCAGTCGAAAACACGAATCCTAACTTTTATGTCATTGCTCAAAAGATATCATTTTTACAGGCTTTTCGTAAACGCATAGAAACCGAAATTAATTAAAATATTTTCAAAATAAGTGTTGACAAACCTCTCATATAGTAGTATAATGATACTTCAAATGTGAGAGGTTTTTTTATGAAAGATTCAAATGCCACCAAGATAGAGTTGGCCACCGACCTAGTTAACCACTACATCTATCAACTAGAGAATCCCGACTGGGGGCAATTAATGATTTCCCTGATGAATGAGGGCTTTACTTCTAAGGAAGTGTATGTTATAATGAACAGAGTCAGAGAAGAGGGGGTTGTGTGAAAGATAAAGTAATTTTAGTAGACTGTGATGGAGTACTGTTGGACTGGATGTACAGTTTTCATCAATGGATGAACCATCATGACTTCAATATCGTTAAACCAGAAGTGTACGATATAGGAGAAATGTTTGGAATTGTAGACCGTGTTGCTAGAAAGAGATTGTGTCGAATGTTTAATGAGAGTGCGCAGATTCGAAAGTTGCCACCTCTAAGAGACGCAATCAAATATGTCCGGAAGTTGCACGAAGAACACGGATATGTGTTCCACGCAATCACTTCTCTGAGTAACGATGAGTATGCACAACACCTTCGTACCAAGAACCTATGTGAGTTGTTTGGACCTACTGTCTTTGAGAAATATATCTATCTAGATACTGGAGCCGATAAAGACGAAGCACTGGAATTCTACCGTGATAGTGGATGTTTATGGGTAGAAGATAAAGTGGAGAATGCAGAAGTTGGAGCAAGACTGGGACTTGAGTCCGTCGTTATGGAACACTCTTACAACCAAGATACTGACTTCCCATTGATGCGTAACTGGAAAGATATATATGAGTACGTAACAGGAATCTAATCCCACTCAAGATAGTGTTTCGGGGGACTTCGGTCCCCCTTTTTTTTAATATAAATATAAATTTAATCTGATAATACAGGTGAGTGATGAGATACGTTGGATACAGTGAATTTTACCATGACTCTGGTCTTGCTATTATTAGCGAAGATGGTGTTGTGGACTTTGCCACACATGGAGAGCGATACTCCAAGAAGAAGAACGATCCTAATATTCCGGATGTGTTGTGGGATATGATCAATAAGGACGACCACGTATCATTCTATGAAGATCACAAGATCAAGTTCGATATACGAGGTGGCGTACTTGCAACGGGTAGATCACCCGAATCCATACAGGGTTCTGAATCATTTGCAGACTTCCCGTATCCAGAAGCAACGGTGTTTGATGCTCATCATCTGCATCACGAATCTCACTGTGCGGCTGCGTTCTACACGCGTCCGTGGGACTCGAAGGACGATACTGTCCTCGTCTCGATTGATGGGGTAGGTGAACTACAAACTGCGGTCATCATGGATTCAGACTTCAACCTAATCAAAGAGTGGCACTACCCTAAGTCGGTAGGTCTAGTCTATACCCTTACTACTAAGTTCCTCGGTCTACGTCCACTCGAAGATGAGTACGTGGTCATGGGTCTCTCTGCGTACCACGATACATGTCCGAAGTCTAAGGCAATAACCGATTGGTTGATCCGGTGGTATGATAACCTAGAAGACATCGCACCAGAAGTTGCAATGGGTATTGAGGTAGGGGGTGGTCAATCTCAACGTGAACAAGACCGTATACGATTTAGATCAGAGTTCAAACGTCGAATCCTATCGGTAGAAGATAAGGTTGCTGCACGTGCTACCCAAGACTTTGCTGACTATGCTATCATGAAGATCATGACCGAAGCATCCAAGTACGGTAAGAAACTATGTTACTCTGGTGGTTGCGCACAGAACGTGGTGATCAACTCTAGGTTGTTCGAACTATTCGATGAGGTACATATCGCATGTTCACCTACAGACGCTGGGTCGGGTCTGGGTACCGCCGCACGGTCATGGTCAAAGGCAACAGGTAAGGATAAGTTGATCTGGTCTCCATACTGTGGGTACGACATTGACCGACCCATTGACCCCAGTGAGATCGTAGACCACCTAATCAACCATAAAGTATGTGGTATCGCGAACGGTAAGGCAGAGTTCGGTCCACGTGCACTAGGTAACAGATCCCTGATTGCAGACGTACGTTATGACGTACAGGATACTGTGAACGGAATCAAACGTAGACAGAAGTACCGTCCGTTTGCTCCTGCTATTCTAGAAGAGTATGCAGAAGAATACTTCAGTGGCCCTATGAATGACCATATGCAGTTCACCTCTAAGGCATTACATGACTACGCACCTGTAACCCACGTAGATGGAACTGCACGAGTACAAATCGTGAAGAAGGATTGTGAGTCTATCTTCCGTAAAGTCATCGAAGAGTACCATGATAGAACCGGAGTACCAATGTTACTAAATACTAGTCTGAACATAAGGGGTCGTCCAATGGTCAATGATGAACATGACGCAGACTTATGGGAACAGAAGTATGACGTTAAGGTGTTCTAATGAAACATTTACGAGAAACAGGACTGAACTATTTTGAACATCTGTACAGGGCGTGGTCACTCGCATTCATTTGTATAGTTCATGGACTGTTTCCCACCATATGGGAACACAAAGCAAAAGATATAATAAACAGTGACCCGAAAGATTTCAAGGTGAAATGATGGCAGACCTAGATGCATTTGGTAACCCTGTTGGGACAACATATAGAGATGATATGTGTCCACCAGACCTTATGTGTATTCCTAGAGAAACGTGGGACACCATATTAGAAGAAAACCAACTGGCATGGGATGCTGCAAATAATACTGTAGAAAGTGCACGACAAGGTGACGCACAAGCAATTGCTGAATTTACTTGGCATGTATTGTTCTTGTCCCCTTGGGAACTTGCATACATAGCACTACCAATGAGCGTATTAGCATTTTATGGATTATCCATATATGCGATATTTAAGTGGTTACAAAAGAGGTTTAGTTAATTAACATGTTTTCAGAACAATCAATAAACACCCCAACCCCAGAAGCAAAACCAGTCAAGCAAAAGATCGAATTGGAAGTAGAGTTCGATACTACACAGAAAGAGGTCAAACCAAGTCGTTTCGAACCTCTACTACAGTTCGCGGACGTAATCGACGCATTTCGACTTTTCCCGCGAGCATTCATTGGTACCTATCTGTACCTACTCATCGAAGTCACTCAGTGGTTCATGACGATACCTGAACCAAATGCATCACAGGCGGGTCTTATATCTGTCGTAGTCGGTGCTGGTGCTGCATGGTTCGGTCTGTACACATCTACGGGTTCTGCACGTAAAGTAAAAAGTATTAAGACTAGTTGATGAAACCATCTGAATTAGTCACTTGGCGAGGAACGCCAGGCGTAGGTGATTTCATGTGGGCACTTAATTCGTGTCACAGATATGCAGCCGACCACGATGTCAGTAAGATAAACTTAGAACTTCACTGGGAGCACGGTCCAGACCATCTTCATCACTTCGAAGATCCAGAAACAATAATTGAACGATGTAATTACATTCACAATTTCTATCATGACAAAGATCGTGTGGAAGTACATCATATCTACAATGCTCAAGGTCGATATAAGAACTGGAAATTTAACGACGATATTGTTTTAGAAACGAATGGTGAGAGACGGATTGCAGCAATAGACAACCACGGATTCAAAGCAAGGTTCTTTTTTGAGTCGGGACATTATACCGATGCTGTTGGAGGGGATGCTCCATGTAATGATTGGATATTCCGACAAGATGCATTTCAAGACTATGACCCAGACCGAATTGTATTCTGGCGTCCTACATGGAATGCAGAGAAACCTAGAACGTGGAAACGAATCTTTGACAACTCTGACTGGGACCATTTAATCAACCACTTCAAATCACTAGGGTTCAATATGCATGAACTCTCTTACCGTACACCCGCATCCGAAGCGATGCGACTTATATCCACATCACGGATGGTCATCTGTTACGATGGTATATGGCATTATGTTGCAAAGAACTTTGCCCGACCACTTGCAGTAATCAGTGGTGAAGGCGTGACTAAATACCATACACCGAATGCACTTAGGTTAAATCCTGAGTTATCTGAAGAAGAAAAGGGTGTCTGGTGGTGGATACGTAATATAGAAGAATTGTTACATCACACTAAACGAAAATCCGTAGAATATGAAGAGAGGATGAAGACTTATTATGGAAATGACTAGAGAAACATTTCAAATTGACCGTGCTGTAATTGAGGTAGCGGGGGGATGTAACTACTCGTGTTCTATGTGTCCACAAGATCTACGTGAAGGTGGACGACACAAAGGGTTCCGTCGCATCATGAAACTCGATGAGTTCGAGAAGTATGTTGCGGACTGCGCACAGTACGGATTGAATGTCGTCAACCTAGATGGTTCGGGTGAAGCAACCATGGCAAAGAACCTACCTGAATATATTAAGGTGGTTAAGAAGTACGGTGCCAAGGCATTTATCTTCTCTAACGGATTCAAGATGACTGGTAAGTACATGAGAGATTGTGTTGATGCCGGTCTTGACTTCTATCGATTCTCATTCATTGGTTCAGACGAACAAGACTACAGTAAGTGGATGCACAACGCGGTAGGTGGACACTACGCACAGATTAGACGTAACATCGAAGAGATGGTTGCGTATGTAAAGGAGTCGGGTTCTGAGTGTGTGGTATCAACCTACCACTTGATTACCGACAACGACAACATCGACCAAGAACTAGATAAGTACAAGACATTGGTTGATGAGTTAGGTGTCAAGACTGAAATATGGAAAATGCACAACTGGTCCGGTGTTCAAGACATCACCGAATCTGGTGTACGTGAAGGTAAGAAAAAGACTTGTGGACGACCGTTCTCTCCAGACGTAGTGATACGTGCTGGTGGTCTAGACAAGAAGACGGGTGCAGTGCACCCATGTTGTCAAGTATTGGGACGTGACGAAGAAGCAGTACTAGGTCATGCCTCAGAGGATAACATTCTAGATATATTCTTCGGTGAAGAGTATGAGACTTTACGTGAGCAACACCGTACCGAAGACTACCCAGATTTCTGTAAGAGTTGTGACTTCTTGGTAGATGACCCCGAAGTATTAGTATACACAAACCACGAACGTGATCTCATGAAGATGCACGGAACTAATTTCACACTTAACGATTATAGGGACTAACTATGTTCAATTTAGCAAAACTTTCTTTTTATGGTATGATGGCAAAGACTTGGGTTCAATCAAGACTAGGTGAACGCACGACTTATGACGGTGTGGTTATCATCGCAATCTGTGGTAGTTATATCATTTTTGATGGTATCATTACCCTAGGTGCATATGCTGGTATTCTATATGGTCTATGGACTATGTGGCAACAGCAGAAATAATTTAAATAAAACTGATTTTTAGAGAGTCTGTTTTTATAAATAATAGGACTTATTCCGTAATTGACTGGCCAGTCCAGCGAGTTTTATTTCGCACGTGCGGATAAGGATAATCTTTAAAGACTCCAAAGGGATAAAAACAATGGAAAATCAACACAGCATTGTAACACTAAACGACCACTTTATGGTTGGTAGTGCTGCATCTGGTCACGACTTCGTTCAGAACATGTACGGTATGTACATTCGTTTCGAACAGAAGATGAAGACCGATAAGACTAATTTATACATATCCAACTTTGCTTATGAAAAACTTTATAAACCATTAATAGCAACTTCTTTGGGACACCAACTAGGAAGTGATTATATAGTATCTGATAGTATAATCGAAGGTCAAGATGTAGGATCTATCGCAACTAATCAATTGTTAAAAATCACTCGTGACTATAGAGATGTTCTAGTATCTGTGTGGAAGACTTGGGAATCAGAATCATCTTGGGAAGAGTTCCGTGATGGATCATTAGGTTTCGAGTTAATTTCATCATTCGAAGAAGATGCTTCCCAGTTCACATATGATATGGAAATGTCATACGAAGAACTAGTTAAGTCACCGCACCGTGGTTTGACTACTATAGTCGACCATCTACTACCACGTCAGGACAATCCGGAATTCAGTTCTTTTGGAAAGGCTAAAAGAAGTATTGATCTAGATTGTATCGATCAAGTTGTAGAAGAGTCTCAAGTACGTTCATTACGTGAAGGATATTCTGAAGGCCTACTAGATAGTGTTGGTGTATACAAACAGTTTTTGTCATCAGAACAAATTGACGAAGTGAACGAGTTTATCGCAAACTTATAACCCACACTTAATTCAGTAATATATAAAGACGAGTTAGGAAACTTTCTCGTCTTTTTTTTGTTTATGAGAAATTTATGAAATCTTTTGTTATCACTATAAAGGGTCATGAAAAATCGCAGAATGTTGCTGACCGATGTATTGAGTCTGGTAGGTTAAACGGACTATCTATCGAGAAGTTTGATGCCATAACACCCGAACAAGATGTTTTCAAAATATGCAAAGATCTAGGCATCAACACTGACCACTTTTCGGACAGGTACTCTAGGTTAGAAAATTCTATTGCATGTTTCCTATCTCATTATACCTTATGGAAAATATGTCAAGACATCAATGAACCTATTGTTATCCTCGAACATGACGCAATTATCACCAACTCTTTGCCAACCACACTACCCAACTTTGTCGGTAATATAGGTAACCCATCATACGGTAAGTTTAAAACACCAACCACTTTAGGATGGGGAAAGTTAGTATCTAAGTCTTATTTTCCAGGGTGTCACGCATACATAGTGACACCTATGGGGGCAGAACTGATAATCAAAGCATCAAATAAAGAAGCTCAAACTCCGGACATTTACTTATCTCGAACGAGGTTCGATTGGTTACAGGAACACTACCCCTACTGCGCATATGCAAAAGACGAGTTCACCACAGTGCAAAAAAAATATGGATGTTTGACAAAACATAACTATGATAAGAATTACGAAATATTATGACTACAGTATGCTGCGTTCTTTGGGGGGATAAGTTCTCTACTGATTATGTACATCATCTGAAGGCCGGTGTAGAGAGAAACTCTACGGTCGACCATGAGTTTGTATGTTACAGTGACCGACAGATTGAAGGTGTTAAGACAGTCATTCTCAATGAAGGAATGGTTGGTTGGTGGAACAAGTTACAACTTTTTGACGGCAGAATCGATGGACGTGTCGTCTACCTAGACCTAGACACCTTAATCACTAACAACATCGATTGGTTGTTAACGTATGATGGAGAGTTTGCTGGTATCGAAGACCTAGGTGCTATCAATGAACATCAACCACACTTGAAAGGTAAACTTCAAAGTGGTGTTATGGCATGGAACTCATCCGACATGACTTGGGTATACAACGATTTCATATTCTCCCGAACGAACATAATGTCTACCTTTAGAGGAGATGGTGAGTATCTGGATAGTGTGGTAAGTAAGTTCAAAAGAGTTTTTTTACAACACGAGTATCCTAACCAGATAAAATCTTATAAGTATCAAGTGTACCCTAATAATATTAAAGGTACATCTATAGTATGTTTCCACGGTAGACCCAGTATCATTCAGTCTATGAGTGAAACAATACAGACACCGATAATGACTTACTCCCCTCAAGAATGGGTATGTGAGTACTGGAGAATATAATATGTTAAGCGGACTATTAGGTTCACTACTTGGTTTGACAGGTTCCCTTGTCCCAGCAGTGACAGATCATTTCGCGTCAAAGCGAAACAACGAATTTGAATTAAAAAAGATGGAGAAGATGGCTGAACTACGGGCAGCTGGATTCGACCATGACATGAAGATGTTTGAGACCAAGGCGGCGGACGATGAACACGCCAGACTAATCGCACACGACATCTCAATCAACCAAGGTACAGGGTTCATTGCCGGACTACAGAAGTCCGTAAGACCTATAATCACGTATTGTTTTTTTGTTCTCTTCGCAGTGATAGAAGTGAACTTACTATACCAAGCATTATCTAGTGAAGTACCGTTAACCGAAGCACTAGAGACATTATGGGACGAAGATACCAAGGCAATATTTGCTGCAATCATTTCGTTCTGGTTTGGTTCACGTGCAGTAGAGAAAGCAAGAGAACGTACATACACCATAAAGTGAGTTATATTATGAGTAGTAAGAAGAAAGTAAGTTTGAGAACTCGTATGTTACATGCAGCTATCGCACATGTGGAAGGTAAGATTGCATATCATCGAGCAAACATAGAAATCTATCTGGAGAACCCAGCTGGTATTGGAGAACATCCGGATGTAATGGAATCACTTGTTTCTGAAATGAAACAGATTGCAGAGTATCGGGATATTCTGGAAGTCGCAGAAGACATTTTATAGGTGGATAATGTATAACTATGAAGCAACAATTCGCAGATGGGTGGACGGAGATACCGTCGACGTTGATATTGACCTTGGTTTTGGTCTCGTTTACTCTAATCAGCGCCTCCGTCTTTATGGCATTGATGCTTATGAGTCACGCACTAGAAACCTTGATGAGAAGAAAAAGGGTCTTGCAGCAAAAGATTACGTCAATGAAATGGCTCCGGTAGGAACCAAGGTAACCATCATCACTCACAAGACTGGTAAGTACGGTCGTATCCTCGCAGAAATATTCTTCGAGACGGAATATAATGATTGGAAGTGTATAAACAACCTACTGGTAGAGGAAGGTCATGCTACAGAATATCAAAAGTAAAATACTACTGACCGTATTGATACTTCTTATAGTATCGTGTGAACCTTCACCTGAGAAAAAAATATCTGGCACACAAGACTATAGTAATATACAGTTTCCTATTACTGTTTATACATATGAAACTAGTACAGAATTGAACAAGGCAGTAAAAAATAAAAGTGGTCATGGTCAACCTGTAGAAGGTCTGTCCTTATGGTTCCTAAATAAAAAAACAAACCAGATGTCTCGTTGTGAGATTCATGTCGTGGTTCCAAATGGTGTCGATGACAACCATACTATGACATGGGGTCATGAACTAGCACACTGTGTATACGGTACATATCACAAGGAACCGAAATGAGAAGAGTTAACATACTGGGCAACGGAGATAACTCGACGATATTCCAAAGGGGTACCGAAGGAGAGTTGTTGGTCTGTAATATGCCTCCTATACCATTGACCAAAAAAGAAGTCTATGCATCTTGCATGGTAGATTTTAAGATGATGATCGCACTTGAAGAAGGTAAGGTTAAACTAGATGAGTATGACTGGGTTCTAGGCACACGTCCTCGTCGATGGATGGAGAAGAGTCCGACATTCTACCTGAAACACTCTGTGAACATTAAAGGGTTTCACACGTACGTCCCACCTTATGCGCAATTACCAGGAAATAAACTAGAAGAGGCTGCGACTAACTATTCATGCGGTCATATGGCGGTGGACTATGCATGTCGTATCATGAAGGCGACAGAAGTGCACCTATATGGGTTTGATGCGATGTTTGATATGAACCTAACAAGTTTCACAGATAACTTCTTAAAGAGTGATAGGAGTGCACTGAACGTACACCGCATGGCAAGTAACTGGAGACCTATTTGGTCTGGGTTTTTCAGAGAATTCAGTAATGTTCAATTTGTCGTTCATCATGTTCACGCAGATATAAAACTGAGTTTACCTAATAATGTTAAAGTAGAGGTTAATAATGAAACCATTGGTTAAACAAGTGTGGGACTTCACAAAAAAATTCGTTAAGCACACTGCGATAGACTTCGCAATAGTCTGGGATTACCGACCTAATGTTCTTATCTGGTGTGCAATCTTCGGATTGATACTTTTCTGGATGTAAAAAAAGGGACCAAAAGGTCCCTTCTTCGTTTCTTACTGTCGGGTAAGTTCCTTAGAATACTTTAACCATGCTGTGCATAATATCGCATTCTTCCGGGCGGCCTGATGACATTTGGTTATCCCACATTGAACGTAGAGCAAACGCAGTGTCGACCATTGTCTTGCTGTCTTTCTCTTCACCATTGAACCATTTAACTGGAGACGGTGCTCCGTAATAAATGTCAACCATATCAAATTCTGGGGTGCACATAGGTGCAAATATCTCACGTACTTGATCTTCTTCAAAACCGACTGACTGATCTTCCATAGGTACACCTAGGAAAACAACTGCGTCGAATTTCTCATGATCACCGTCTAGAGTCCAAGACGATTGTCCGTGTTTGTATTGGTGTGAACATTCTAGTGCTTTATTTGTTACACCAGACATATCATATAATGAGTGCATTGCACCTTTATACTTTGCTTCTGGTGGTCGTGCAACAGTAAAATCTACTTGGTATCCGTAGACTTTCATTACTAGAGGTATTGATTGAGCGATGATGTTCATATCTGGGAATGAGTGCATGTGCTCACGTTCTGGTGGAATCAAATCGATCATTCGTCCAGCAAACTTATCTAACATCCAGTGAGTCTGTCCGTCATTAAAATGACCAACAAACAAAATGTTCTTATATCCTTGAGATGTCAATGCGTTCGCGAACATTGCTCCGCGTGACAACATCTCCTCAGACATATTAACTTCTGTTGATGCGTGGCGTAAGTACTTGCCTTTTTTAGTGGTAATTGATTTTAGGTGAGAATTCATTGCATCAGCAATGTCTTCTTTCCTTGATCCTCTGACTTTATTCCGTGTTGATCCATCGGTCAAGATGGATTCACCTTGTGTGCTAAAAAACATTGGTTAGGGTCCCTTATAGATGTTTTGGATGTGTGTTTCGAATTCCTCGATCTTATCTAAACGATTCGGCCATAGGATGTATTCCTTTTCAGGATTCGCCTT